AGATAATAGTTATATTTGTGTCGTACTTTAACCGAAGCGAGATGAATAAAGTAACTTTTTATTTGACATATTGCCCTCACTGGGGTAAAATAAGCACAAGAACTGTACGAGTCGCTTCGGGGTTTGAGTGCTTTTTTACTTTCCGGTGAGGGCTTACTTTTTATAGCCATGAAGTTACCTAAAAAAACTTTAAACGAAAAAATGAAAAGACAACATGGTAGATGCTACTATTGTGGAACTGATCTTATAAAATTTGAAATAGATCATATACTACCTTTTTCAAAATATAGAAATGGTAAAAATGAAAATTTGTGTCTTACCTGTATCGAATGTAACCGGATGAAAGGAGACAAGGAATTAACTGAGTTTAAGGATATATTATTAGGGTTATTTCCTTATAAGTTGATTAGAGGGATGTTTTATTTTGAATTTATAAGGATATGAAAAGATTTATTGAAACATCTATTTGGACACAAAATAAGTGGTTCAGAAAATTAAAACCCAAATATAAACTTTTCTGGATTTATATTATATGTAATTGTGATGCCGTTGGCGTATGGGAAGAAGATTTTGAATTGGTTTCATATATAATAGGTGATGATTTTACCAGAGAGGAAATTGATGGAATATTTGCTGGGAAAATTAAGTGGTTTAATGAAAAAAAACTTTGGATAATTGATTTCTGTAATTTCCAATACGGGGCATTGATTGAGAAAAACACAGCTAATAAACCACATCAATCCTATATAAATCTTTTAAAGAAACATAGTCTATGGATAGACTATTGTAGGGGTATGAAATACCCCTTGGATGGGGCTAAGGATAAAGATAAAGACAAGGACATAGATAAAGAAGAAGAAAAAAGAAAACGAAAACCTTTTAAAAAACCAACAATAGAAGATGTTAAAAAGTATTTTCATGAAAATGGATATAAGGAGGAAATAGCTATTAAAGCCTTTAATTCTTATGATACGGCAAACTGGTTTGATAGCAAGGGCGACCCTATTCTGAACTGGAAACAGAAAATGATAAATGTCTGGTTCCGGGATGAACACAAAATTACCAAATCTGGAATGGTTTACTAATGATAGTAAAGGAAACAAATAGCGGGTTCATGTATGAAATCAAGTTACCACAGAATGCAAGTGGGAACGTGAAGATAATATGTCCTGTTTGTTCGTCTTCCCATTCCAGGGGCAAAGAACACAATAAAGATTTATCTTTTAACATTGATAGTAAAACCGGCAAGTGTCACCGATGCGATGCGGTGTTTTATGTTCCGATAAAGAGGGATGATAAAAAAGTTTATGTTAAACCGGAATGGAAAAACACAACCGATATTGATGATAATGTCATTAAATACTTTGAGGGGCGTAAAATTTCTCAGGCAACAATCCGATGGAATAATATTGTAAGTTCAGGAAGGGAATATATTGCCGGGAACCAGGTTATGACAATCCAATTTAATTATTGGCGGGACGGGGAACTGATAAACGTCAAATACCGGGACGCAAAGAAGAATTTTAAAATGTACAAAGATGCTGAATTGATATTTTTCAATATTGATTCGGTGAAAGGGTCAACGGATGTTATTATTACTGAGGGAGAATTTGATTGTTTGTCTTTACTTGAAGCCGGATATAAATCTGTTGTGTCGGTTCCTAATGGGGCAAAGTCTATTGATTTCATTGAAAACTGTATTGATGATATAGCTGAAGCAAAAAAAATAATACTTGCCGTTGATCAGGATGCACCGGGTTATAGTATGAGGGAAGAACTTGCCCGACGGTTAGGCATTGAAAGATGTTATAAGGTTGACTTTGGAGACTGCAAAGATGCAAACGAATATTTAATAAAATACGGTGCTGAAAAGTTACGGGAGGTTATTGATTCGTGTGAAGCCTTTCCGATTGAGGGTGTGTTTACGTCTGCTGACTTACGGGAAGAATTGGATCAGCTTTATTTTAAGGGATTGCCCGGAGGTGAACTGATAGACATACCGGAGTTTGATAAACTGCTCGCATGGCAAGCCGGAAGGGTTTACACGGTAACAGGTATACCCGGACACGGTAAGAGTGAGTTTATTGACTTCGTACTTACGAGACTTAACATACTCAGAGGTTGGAAGCCGGGTTATTTCTCGCCTGAGAACTGGCCTATCGAATTACACATAAGCAAGATTGTTGAGAAGATAACCGGCAAGCGGTGTAACGCAACTGATATGCCCCGTAATGTATTTGATGAGGCGGTGGCATATATGGAGAAAAACTTTTATTTCATACTCCCTGAAGAAGATTTTACCGTTGACAGTATCCTTTCACGGGCTTCCGGTCTTGTCGAAAGGAAAGGGATTAATATACTGGTTATTGATCCGTACAACCGGCTCGAGCATAAGATACCCGTCGGTATGTCAGAGACACATTACATATCATCATTCTTTGACAAGATAGGCAACTTTGCCAAGCGTAAGAATGTGATGGTAATCCTTGTGGCACACCCGACAAAGATGAAAAAGGAAAGCGGGAAATATGAGGTGCCTAACCTTTACGACATATCAGGATCAGCCAACTTCTACAATAAGACAGACTTTGGGCTTACTGTTTACCGTGACATGGTTGAGGAAGTCATTAAGGTTTATATTCAGAAAGTAAAGTTTAAACACTTAGGGGAGATAGGTTACAGCACATGGAAATATAACATCAATAATGGGCGGTTTGCTGTATATGACGGTTATAATGTGGCATGGGATAACACAAGCTATTTTAAGCGTAGCGAAGAACCAGTTAAAGAAACGCAAATTAATTTTTATGAAAAGGAAGACAAAGAATGTCCCTTTTGAAAAGAAGGAGACGGGGTTTCATAAGCACGCAGTTATAGAACTTGCCGAGTGGGTAGGCGGCATAACAGAAAAGGAGTTTTATATTGAGGGTAAGATTGCTTTTGTTCCGGATGTGACTTGTTACGTTGATGGTGTGTTAAATTGCTTTTATGAAGTTGTTCATTCGCATCCGGTTGACGGGAGAAAACTGGCTATTATTACCGACTGGTGCTATCGTAATTCCACAGAAGTTAGTATATTTGAAGTATCAGCTGATTACATACTGGCACAAACAAAGAAGCCTGATTATATTCAGTACATCGAATATTATTTTGTAAATCCACGAGATGCCGACACTTGAAAAGTTTAACATAATAGACAGGAGACAGTAATTAAAAACAGACAGACAATGAATTATGATGAATTTTTAGAGGCGAAAAAACATAGTTCTATCAACTATGGAATTGATTATGATTTTATGCCCGATAAAATGTTTGACTTCCAGGAATATGTAACGGAATATGCGATTAAAAAAGGGAGGTGCGCCGTATTTCTCGATACCGGGTTAGGTAAAACAATAATTGAATTAACAGTCGCTAAAAACTATATTCACAAAACAAACAAACCTGTTCTTATAATTACTCCCCTGGCCGTGGCCTTTCAATTTATAAGAGAGGCTGAAAAGTTTGGCATTGATGATGTTATGTATTCAAAGGACGGCAAATACAATACAAAGATTGTTATTTGCAATTATGAGAGATTGGATAAATTTGATCACAGCGATTTTGATTGTGTCATATTGGATGAAAGTTCAATACTTAAAAACTTCGACGGAGCCATAAGGAATCAGGTAACCACCTTTTTAAAAAAAGTAAAGTACCGTTATTTATTCACGGCGACTCCGAGTCCTAATGATTTTATCGAACTTGGCACCAGTTCCGAGGCTTTGGGATATATGGGTTATACTGATATGTTAACTAAGTTTTTTACAAATAATGAGGACACTATCAAACCCCAAAACATCGGGACACAATGGATATTAAAAGGCCATGCAAAAGATGATTTCTTTAAGTGGGTTAGTTCGTGGTCTGTATCAATGAGGAAGCCTTCAGACTTGGGGTATTCTGATGATTTGTTCGTTTTACCAAAATTAAATATCAATTATCACCCGGTAAAAAACGAAAAGAACATGGTTATCAATGGTCAGATTATGCTATTTAACAATATAGCCCGACGATTAACCGAGGTGAGGGAGGAACAAAGATGTACTATTGAAAGCAGATGTGAACAGGCGGTTTACCTAACTAAAGATCATAATATATCTGTTTATTGGTGTAATCTCAATGATGAGGGTGATCTTTTGGAGCAAATGGATCCAGATGCAGTACAGATAAAGGGGTCAATGAATCTCGATAAGAAAGAGGATATCCTAATTGCATTTTATAATCAGGAAATAAAAAAAATAATAACTAAACCTAAGATGACAGCCTTTGGATTGAACTGGCAACACTGCAATCATACTGTATATTTCCCAACATTTTCTTACGAACAATATTATCAGGCAATACGACGATTCTGGAGGTTTGGCCAAAAGAAAGAGGTTGTTGTGGATATGGTTTATAGTGATGGGCAGAAGCGTGTATTGGATTCTCTGTTAGCAAAAACGGAGAAAGCTAATGAGTTATTTTCAAAGCTTAATAGTTCCATAAATACAGATTATAATATTAAAAAAACAGAATTTAATAAAGTTTTAACCCTTCCTAAATTTATAAGACAATGATAAAAAATCAATTAATTACCGATGACTATGCAATTTATGAAAGTGATTGTATGTATGTAATGCCACTGCTTCCGGATGAAAGTATTGATTTATCGGTTTATTCCCCTCCATTTGCCGGACTTTATAATTATTCCAGTTCTGAAAATGATTTCAGTAACTGCGAAAGCAAAGAACAGTTTTTGGAACAATATGAATTTTTAATAAAAGAAATTGCAAGAGTAACAAAACCGGGAAGGATTACGGCAGTTCATGTAACTGACATAATGAACAGCAAAACGGAGGAGTTGTGGGATTTTCCTCATGAAGTTATTTTATTGCATGAAAAATATGGATTTAAATATCGCAATCGGATAACTATTTGGAAGGAACCGCTTAAGGTAAGAATGAGAACAATGGTCAGGTCTTTAATGCATAAACTCATTGTGGAGGATTCTACACAGTGTTTTACTGCCATGCCTGACTATGTTTTGGTATTTAAAAAGAGGGGGGACAATGTGATTCCGGTCACTCACCCTGTCGGGTTAACTCATTATGCCGGGGCGCATCCTATGCTTCCAGAAATGGAAGAAACTTACGGGTCTATTGAACATTTAAGAATAAAATATGCTGGGTGGTCTGATCCTAAAACAAATAAATTAAGTCATATTATATGGCAACGATATGCCTCCTCTGTTTGGGATGACATTAGAATAGATGAAGTTTTACAATACAAGGAGAGCAAGGATGAAGATGACGAGAAACACGTACACCCCCTTCAGTTAGATGTTATTGATAGATTAGTGGAACTTTATTCAAACCCCGGAGAAACGGTTTTAACTCCATTTATGGGGGTGGGTTCTGAGGTGTTTGGTTCTGTTAGGTTAGGGCGTAAAGCAGTAGGCATAGAATTGAAAGATACATATTTCAGACAGGCAATAAAGAACCTTAAGGAATTGAACCATATAGGGAACAAACAACAAAAGATAGGGTTTACCATGATTGATACCGAACCAGATATCCCATCAATAGGTAAAGGATACGATTGTGAAATTGATGGAGAGGTAGGACACTTTAGAGATTAACTTTTAAAACTCAAACTATGGAAACACAAAACAAAAAAAGGATAACAGAGTTTATGAAGTTCATCGAAGCCGTCTACTGTAAAGAAGCGGGGTTATCTGTCGCTGAAGTTCAGGAGAGAGTCCGTAATAGGGGCATCCCGGAGGCAAGACATTGTATTATGACACTTGCTTCGATGTATAAAGAGCGTTCTGTCACACTTGCTGAGATAGGGGCTTATTACGGGCATAAGCATTGCATGGTTAGCACCGCAAGGAACAAGACACAGGACAGGTACGATACTGAACTGGAGTTCCGGGAGCGATTTGACACCTGTAAGAATACTATTCAGATGATTCTGAGCAGTCCTAATAAGGAGGAAATGCAACGGCATATTATCGCACTTGTTGAGTTGAATACCACTACTCGCAGGGCGAAGAAGATGCAGGAAATGTTTGCACCTCTTCAACTCAGGGCTGAAAAGATTGAAAAGGAAATGAGTGCTATCCAGTACCAGATTAAGACTTTAAAGCAAACTATTAATCAGATAGCGATATGAAAGCACAAGAGGTTCGATTAGGAAACTATTACTTTTATCACATAGTTGACAAATACGATGAGAGGGGTGAATATGATGAAGTCTGTCAGATTGATGCTGAAGATTTCAGGATATTGGAAAATTTTGATTGCCCGGAGTACAAGCCAATTCCTCTTGATAATCTTTGGTTACGGGACTTTGATTTTGTGAAGGAGGGTAGGTCGTGGTTTATGGGAGTACATGAGGGTATTTTTAGTGGATTGATAAAACTGACATACAACCAAACGTTAAACACTTGGATATTTTCAATCGGTAGATACCGAGACATAACGATGATTAAATATGTTCACCATTTACAAAATGTCTTTTTTGCATTGACATATCAAGAACTAAAAAGAAAGCTATGAAAACAAAATCTAAAGACGACAAGCTAAAGTACCACCGTGAGTACATGAACTCTTACCGGGAGAAGCACAAAGAGCGTGTGAGGGCGCATAAGAACGCTGCGAGGGGCGTGATGCTGGATGTGTTTATAATGGAATGTTTTTAGTCTGGCTCAGATGACACTAAAAAATAAATGACATGTTATTTAATTATAAAACAGTCCGATATCTCAAAGAAATGGAGGCTAAATTATTCAAGTCT